GCCGAGCCGCTTATGCTGAAGTGCGGCAGCGGGATGTGCGGCCAATGGAACTCGAAGTTGAAGAACCCCTTGATGCGGTCGATGGCGTTGCCGACGGCATCCCTCGCCGCGTTGATCGGCCCCTCGATGGCGCTCTTGATGGCGCCCCACACGCTCTCGGCCGTGGCGCGCAGGCCGTTCCAGATGCTCTCGACGGTCGAGCGCATGCCGGAGAAGATGGTGCCGACGCCGTCGGCCATGCCCTGGAAGTCGAGCTGCACGAGCGAGGTCACGAACTGCACGACGCCCTCGATGGTCGTCTTGATGCCGTCGAAGATGCTGGAGACGGACTGGAGCAGCGTCTCGAGGATGGGCGTCACGAACGCGACGGCGTTGCCGACCCATCCCATGACCACGGTCGCGAGGTCGATAACCCCGCCGCCGACCGTGCCCATGACGTCGATGATCTTGGGCACCAATTCCTCGATGATGGGCGCGCACGCGTCCACCACGCCCTGCAGTGCGGGCATGACGTTGGCCTCGACCACGGCGCGCAGCTCGTCGAACTTCGCGGTGAGGTCGGAGAAAACGCCGTGGAACTGGTTCACCCAATCCAGCAGCATGTCGGTGGTGTCGCTGCCGAACGTCTCGCGCATGAAGCCGAGCACGGAGTCGCGCACGCGCGGGAACGCGGCCTCCGCCGCGGCGGGCAGCGCCTCGAAGATGCCGCGGATGGTCTCGCCGATGCGCGGCACGACGTTGCCGAGCCACGTGAACAGCGATTCGAAGACGTTCTGGACGGCCACGCTTATCTCGTCGCCGCCGCCTGCCAGCGATACCAGCAGGTTGTCCCACGACGCCTGCAGCATGCCCCACGAGCCCGAGATGGTGGACGCCGCCTCCTCGGCGGTCGTCCCCGCGATTCCCATCTCCTCCTGGATTACGTGGATGGCGCTGACGACGTCGCTGTAGTTCTCGATGTCGTAGTGGATGCCCGAGATGGCCTCGGCGTCCGCCAGCAGGCGCTCCATCTCGGTCTTGGTGCCTCCGTACCCCAGCTTGAGGTTGTCGAGCATGGTGTAGTTCTGCTTGGCGAAGCCTTGGTAGGCGTTCTGGATGGCCGCAATGTCGGTGCCCATCTTGTTCGCGTTGTCGGCCATGTCCGTGATGGCCACGTCGGCGAGCCTCGCCGCTTCCGCGGTGTCCCCGCCGAGCGAGCCGACGAGCGCGGCCGCGAACGACGTGGTGGTCTCCATGTACTGGTTCGCCGACAGGCCCGCCGTCATGTACGCCCGCTGGGCGTTCGCCATGAGCGAGTCGGCGGCATCGCCGTAGAGCGTCTCCACGCCGCCAACGAGCTGCTCGTAGTCGGCATATGCGTCCACCGCCGCCTTGGTCAGCTCGCCCAGCTTCTTGACGATCTCGACCACGCCGAGCGCCGCGATGACCTTCGCCGCCATGCCGCCGAAGCTGCCGAGCAGCCCGCCCGACATGGCCGCGCCGCCCTGCTTGCCGGCGTCGCCCATGGCGCCCTGCACGGTCTTGCCGAACGACTTGTCCATCGCGGGCATGATGGTTACGTAAGCGGAGCCGACCTCTGCGTTTGCCATTTAGTCACCTCCGTAGTACCAATCGTTGAACCGCGCTATGTCGATGGCTTCCCTGCCGATGCGCTGCGTGCCGTCCGACACGCCCGGGCGCGGTATCGGCTTGGGTTTCCTCGGCTTCGCGCCGTTCGCCTTGAGGTATGCGTACTCGAAGCCAGCCAACTGGTCGGCTATGGCGGCGAGCAGCATGTCGCTATGTATTCCCGACAGCCACACGTTGTCGGGGTCTATCTCGCATTTGAGCGCCGAGTCCGGCGGCAGATGCCGCACGAACGCCAGCAGGGCGCCCTCTGGGAGCGCCCCGCCGATGTCGCGTAGTAGGTAGCGCGTGCGGGTCATGAGGTCGTATTCGAGCGCATCCCCATGTTCCGCGACGATCTCGGCGAGGCCTAGGATTCCCCCAGCTCGGGCGCTCCGACCGCCTTGCGCTGCTCCGTCCACACGGTCAGCAGCGTCTTGAGGTTGTCGTCGCCGAGCTCGAGCACCACGTCGCCGAGGTACTTGGCGAAGAACGCCTTGATGCCCTTCTCGGGGTCTCCCGCCTTGGCCAGCAGCTCCATGTCGGCGCTGTTGAACGTGACGGGCAGGGTCTTCTCGTCTCCCGCAAGGTTGACGGTGATGGTGGGACGTTCGATGGTCTCGAAGTCGATGCGCGCTACCTGTGCCATTTAGGCGGTCACCTGCCCATCGTCGTAGATGAAGTGGATGCACTTGCCGTCCTCGCCGACGCCGCAATCGAGCGACACCGACCAGCTGATGGGGGCGTTCGCCACGAAGGTCAGCTCGCCGCCGAGCTTGGGCTGCGCGTTGGGCAGCACGAGGCGGATGCGCTGGTCGCCGTCCTTCATGTTGAAGGCGAACATCTGCGGCGAGGCCAGCTCGGCGCCCATGGAGACGTGGATGATCGCGCCGTGCTCCCTGTCGGCCGCGGTCAACGTGACGTTGTCCTCGCCGAAGAGCATCTTGAGGGTCTCGTAGTCGGTCTGCACGAAGGCGAACGTCACGGTGCCCGTGAAGTCCTCCAGCAGCTCGCGGATATGGCCGAGCGACCAATCCTGGATTGCGGTCGTGCTCTGGTCGAGCGAGAGCGACACGCCGTCGGTGGAGACGTAGCCGCCGCTCGTCCAATCCAGCACGGTGCGTGCGTCGGTCGGCAGGGCGGTGCCGACGGCCGTCCACTGGACGGCGCCCGTGGTCATGCTCTGGTCGGGCGCGCCGATAACGACGTTGGCGTTGTTGATAGCCATTGGCTACCCCTTTCGGTCAGTTTTCGTAGATGTTGGTGGCGAGGTCGAAGGCGACCTGCCACACGAAGCCGCCGCCGTCTATGAGCCCGAGCTGCGTTATCTCGGGCGTGCCCACGGCGTTGATGCGCTCGGACTCGTCCAGCAGCTCCTGCGATGCGCGGGCGCACGCGAAGGCGAGCGACTCGCCCTGCGCGTCCGATTCCGTCCAGAACTGGACGGCGTAGCGCGGGTAGTCGTGCGGATACTCGCACGCGCCGCTCACGCGGTTGACGACGGCGAACGGCAGGTCGGAGCCTGCCTGCGGATAGGTGGCGGCGGGCATGCCGAAGCGCCGCGCCGCCCACCCGATCACGGTTTCGAGAGAAGAGAACATGCGCTCACCCCTTCAGCGCCTTGTTGAGGGTCATGTGCAGCGCGTTGGAGCGCATGGCGTGCAGGTCGCCCGTCACCACGTAGGCGTGGCAGCGAACCTTGCCCGCGCGCGCCTTGACGAGCTTGTAGGAGGTCGCGCCGAACATGCCGCTCGCACGCGAGCGGATGCCCTGCGCCTTCTCGTCCACGATGGCCATGACGCCCGCGGAGTTGAGCAGCTGCGGCTTGAACGCGGCGTTGGGCTTGTAGACCACGCTCACGCTAGCCGTCATAACGCTCGACCTCCACGGGCAGCCAGAAGTCGCCGAACGTGAACGGAACCATGTCGGGCATGTAGGGCTCGGGGACGCCCACGACTTTGTAGGTGCCCTCGTACGGCCACGGCAGCTCGACCTTCGCGCCGCGAAGCGACGGCGCGTCCGTCCACGACTTCGGGAAGTGCAGCGTCAAGTCGACGCGCACGCCCTCGGGGCGCGTCTCGGAGAGGTCGTTGGTGCCGCCGGGCGCGACCAGCACGGCGACCTCCACGGGGTCGGCGTACCGCTCGACGTGGTTGCCGAGCCTGTCCTTCGCCGTCCAGTCGCGCACGTGGACGGCCGCTGCCACCGCGCCCATCATCCGCTCACCCCGCAGTACGGTTCGGCGAACACGTACGTGCCCTGCCCGATTCCCAGCTTCTCGCGGTCGGACGGCAGGACGCGGATGGTGCCGAAGCCGCTCGGGTACGACGCGTTGAGCGTGTACGGCCCTGCGGTCTGCGTAGCCTGGGTGGCGCCGAGCATGAAGCCCGGCGCCGTGACGGCGGATACGGAGCGGTGGACGATGATGCAGCACACGCGGCGCAGCTTGCCCGCGAACTTCTCCGACGGGTCGTCGTAGTCGATGCCGCGCGGTTCCAGCTCGCCCTCGATGGCGTCGCTCGCCTCGTCCAGCATTGCGGAGAGCACGTCGTCGTCCACCTCGTCCATGGGATAGAGCGCCTTGTACTCGTCGATGGTTGCGAACGCCATGAGCGCCCCCTTACTCGTCTGCCTTGGGCTTGGCCTTGCGCTTGGGCGCGGCCTTGGGCTTGTCCTCGACCTGCTCGAAGCGCGGCGAGGCCTGCATCATCGCGGCCACGCCCTCGTCTGCGGGCTCGTAGGTCGCGCCCGTGTACTTGTCGAGCAGCTTCATGGCGCCTCCTAGTACTTGAAGATGAGGTCGGCGGCGACGGCCTTGGTGCCGTAGCTGTAGAACAGGCCGAAGGCGATGGCGTTGGAGAGCTGGATGCGCTCGGCGGGGGCGATGGTCGGCAGGACGGGCTGCGCGATGGAACCCTCGGCCATGGCGACGGCGTTGGTGCCGTTGGGCAGGTACACGGAGCTGTAGACCTTCACGCCGTGGAAGAGCGCGTAGGACTCGGGCTGGGCGCCGCCGTCGTTGACCTTGTCGACGTAGGTGCGGAGCTTGCCGAACGTGGCGGGGTTGCACACGACCGCGATCATGTCGCGCTCGACGCCGTCCACGAAGTCGTTCTGGACGGTCTCGACGGACTGGATGAGGCCCTCGATGATGTCCTCGATGGCGGTCACGGTCTGTGCGGGCGTGTAGGCGGTGCCCGCGTTGACGGCCTCGGCGAAGAACGCCTTCTCGAGCTCGCGGGTCATGGACTTCTGCGCGGATGCGGCCTCGCGCTCCACGAGGTTGTC